GCAGACTTCCAAGTAGCCAGCACCGTACCATCAATAGTGCTCAACACAGACTTGCTGCCCATCGCCTTCATGAGAGCCTGCTTACAGTTCTCTTCCTGATCTTCTGCTTCTTTACGAAGTTTGGAGTAGTAAGAGTAGTTACGAGCAGCAGTCTCCAGCTCCTTGCTGGCGATCACCGTGCCTTCTTCCGACACCGGGAAAGAGATCTTGCACTCCTCCACCGTCTGAGGTTCTGGCAAGGTGTTGGCAACAACGTGGCCCCACCACCTGGCGCACCACTTGATATGCTCCTCCTTCATTTCTGGTGTGACTTCCTGTCGCACCACAATGAACTCAGATCCTCCAAGTAGTACTGCCAGGTAGACGATCTCTGCACCGTGAACGGTGGCCTCGTGGATACACTGGATCCTGTCTGCGTCTGGCATGAGGCAAATTTCAGGATCGAACTTGCTCCTCATGAAAGAGCTGTAGTTCTTGGCTTCCACCAGCACCTTGTTGTCCGCTGAGATGAAGTCGAAGTGAGAACGCAGCCAACTTTCTTTTGGATGAGTAAGAGGGTAAGCGGCATCTTTGAGTTCTATGCCGAGCCTCTCCTGGGCCAGCCTGCCGATGACCGGCTGCATGACGTGACCCATCTTGACGTGTTCAAGATCAGAGATCTCTTCACGTTCCATCTTCCCCTGTTTGATGAGAATGGCAGTTGCTGCTTGACCGTTGGCGGCCATGCGGCTATCGCCAGACCACCACCCGCTGTTGCGGACCTCTGGGCTGAAATCACTCATCTTGAGTCTCCTCTTGTTTACGCTCCCAGAAGATCGCTCCCTCGCCGCACTTACCTGCTTCGAAGGTTCTCTGGTTGTAGGCGTAGGAATACAACTTGCGACCCGATACCGGGTGGATGTTGTAGAAGGCAGCGCACTTAGCTAGTGCGTAGTCATCGTCACCAGGCTTGGGTAGTAGGTGACGGCAATCGATACATAACTTCATGTAACACCTATAAGATAAGATAAGATAGATACGAGAAACATCACTAGAACAGAAAAAAAAAGAACTGTCAACTGTCCGTTCGTTCACAGAACATCAGGACAAAAGAACCTCCAAGGTGGCATGGCAGCCAGCCTCACCCGCAGGGTCACTCATCTAAGATGGTTCCTGCCAGTGCTCCCTTGAGGCCAGATTCATTCATGCCGAGCCTGAGACCACCCAGGAGGTTCGACACTTGTGCAGTCGCTCTGGAACGCTGCGCGGCTCGCAGGGGGTGGCATACCCTGGCCGATGTACTCTTCCCTGCGGCCCATCTAGGCCCACTGCTAACGCGAGGAGTGCGGGCGAAAAAAAAGGACTTACTGCTGCACCGGGTGGAACACCCCGTTGGGGTCCGATGCATGAGTAAGTCCTCTTCGTTACGTTCCACGGTAACGGGGTCAACACTAACACAAAAAAAACCCCGATGCAAGACCGGGGTCAAGTCCCGAGTGGGACATCTAGGAGACAGCACGCGAGAAAGGTTCACTCTAGCACATCCTCGATCTCTAGCATTGCTCGGCGCAGCTCTTCCGCCTCCTCTCGGGGCGTGTGGGGCTGGATCATCAGGACGTAATAGGCGCTCTCCATGGCCGACAGAGCGCGTTGCAGGACACGGTTCAATTGTTCATCCACCGTTCTTCTCCTTGAGTTTGGCTTCAATTAAACGAACAAACGTCTCTTCATACTCGCTATCAGCAATGTATTGCACCTCCTCATCCGTCAGACCGACCCACGGGCGCCCCCGCTCATGCGCGGCGACAAGGTTGGCGAAAGTTCCCATCATCTCCCCAAAAAACCCTACGCAAATAGGAAAGCCAGCCTCTTCCGCCATGCGGATGATGTCATCGGGTTTCATGTCTTTCTTCCTGTAGTGGTAGTCGTGAGAAGTTCCGCAGGATGTACGCATACTCGGGTTCTCCTCGAAATGGGTTGGATGTCTTGTAAACCCTCTCCGCCTTGGGAGGGATGTACAACCAACACTGCTTACAGATGACCTCGTTCCACTCTAGTCTGCGTTCTATCTTCCCCGACTTCGCCATGATGGAAAGCCTGGCGTTCAGGGACGATCGGGGCATTCCAGAGATGCTCATGTCAGTAACGAACATCTCTCCTTTATCACTCAAATAGTTAAAGATCGCCTGTTCGTTATCCATTCTTTTCCCTCAATATCTTTTCTATCATCCTAGCGAATGCCACTGTCCACTTGCTAGGGTCTTTATAGAATATATATGCCTTGTCGAACTCTACATGGTAGAACGCTGCTTCAATATCTCCCGAGGTTAGTTCCTCCCACTGTTTATTAACGGGGTCTTGAATGATCTTAGGGATACCATCCTCATAATAAACATCTTTGACCATCCACTCGCCGTTCACGAGTCTATCCCCGCAATGCCTGACACGATGGCAATGATCAGGCCAACGAACGCAACCTCTAGGTCGCCTATCATGGCCCCGGCAATGCCGGTACAAAACGAAATTAAGAATATGATTGATAACACGATGGGTCCTCGATGATGGGGCGGTGGTTAGCCGCCCCGATAAGATTAGATAACGTAAGCGGACTTGTCGTGCCCGTTGATCCAGCGCGGGGACTTGCCACGCCCGGACCAGGTTGCCCCTGATACCGGATCACGGTACTTAGGCGGGACGGTCCTGCGTTCTCCCTTGCTCGGCAACGATCCTTTACCGGGCTGTAGCTTCAGATCGGCAGCGGTGATGCTGTAACTGGCGATCATGGCCTTGCAAGCCTCGATAGCTTGCCGCTTCTCTTCCTGCTTGACTTCCTCTGCTTGACGCAGAATCTCAGCGGCTTTTGCCTGTAGTTCTTCGTACAACATGGTCAACACTCCAAAGATGCCCCGAAAGGGGCGATAAGAGGCCCAACACGGGCCGGGAAATGTGCAGGCAAGGCTACCCTACCTGCACGGGTTCAAGATCGGTTGTAGGGTGTTCTACGCTCATCAGTGCCGGCACTACCGGTAGACCCTCCGAAGAGGGTTTCGCGTTGTCAGCAGATCAGCGTTTAGAGTACTGGTTGAGTGTCTGGAAATGTTTCATGTTCCCGGCCCATGACACCACAACAACACCATTAGCCTTGATACGGCAGAACCTACCCATGGAAGACCTGCTACCCGCATACACCCACTGACCTGGTTGCAACTTGTTGAGCTTGTCTTCTGTAGTACTGAAGATGTTGAGTGCTTGTTGATACTGCATGATGTTCCCCTATAAGATAATCTGTCTTGATCTAAGACAGTGAGAACATAATATCAATCTGATTATCTCCTGTCAACCGATAATACTTTTTTTTTACTAGGTACTTTCCCTAATGGTTATCTATACAGTACTACAGCATCACCGATCCTACCTGTCAACCTGTCCTACCTGTACCACCTGTCAACCTCTCTACACTGTCCTACCTGTACCTACTGTATATATAGTATAGGTAAGGATGTTCCTACCTGTACTGCAGACCCGACGGATGAGGAAGTGAGCGGGTGATCACCACAATCCTCCCTTTCATACGTTTTGGTCGATTCTTCTTACACGGGACACTGGCCGTTCCTGCTCTGCTCTAACCGCATCACTGCTTGATCTGTAGACCTGTCTGAGCACTGAGCACTGATCAGGATCGGTCTGGGCAGTACCACCGACAACCGTGCTACCATCCGAGCACAGCAGTAGGCCCAGGCGATGGGTCATGACCCCCGTGTAGGCGTGCACCCAACGCTTCTCCCCCCCAAGAAAAAACGGGTTGGATCTATGTTTAATCTAGCGCAGTTCTATAAATTCTGTAGTGAGTTAAAGATTGAGACCAAGGAACATGGTCTTAAGAAAATGGATAAACTATTAGGTACTCAGACATATATTATGGATGAGATATCTAAAGGTTTACAGGATGACATCCATTTCTTTGTGATATTGAAGGGTAGACAGTTAGGTATTACTACTATCTCTTTGGCATTGGATCTGTATTGGCATTTTGTACATCCTGGATTACAGGGTACATTGACGACAGACACAGAAGAGAACAGGGATATGTTTAGGAGTACCTTGTCTATGTACATAGATGGTCTCCCAAGAGAATATAAAATT